CTGATTCCGGCCGGCACCTTCACCGCCCCGCGTGGTGCTCTGGCCGGTTCCGGCCCCTGGTTCATGGACGAATCGGCCGCCAAGCCGATCATCGAGCGCGCTGCAGCTCGCAGCACCGACATCGTCGTCGACTACGAGCACCAGACCCTACTGTCCGAAGAGAACGGCAAGCCGGCGCCAGCCTCGGGCTGGATTGACCACGCCTCCCTGGAGTGGCGCGCCGACGGCGTCTACGGCCGCATCAAATGGACTGCCGCCGCTAAGGCAGCCATCGACGCGGACGAGTACCGCTACCTGTCCCCCGTTTTCCCCTACGACCCCAAGACCGGCACCGTGCTCGATCTGTTCCACGTCGGTCTGGTCAACAACCCCGCCATTGACTCCGCCATTCCAGCACTCGCTGCAGCCCGCATGGGCAGCGGCACCTATGACCTTACCCATGAGGAAGACACCGTGGATCGTGAAGAACTGATCAAGCTCCTGGGCCTCGCCGCCGACGCTACCGACGAGCAGATCACCGCCGCTATCAATGCTCTGATCAAGGCCAAAGCCGACGCAGAGCAAGCCGTTGCCGCCGCCAAGGATGACGCCGAGAAGGCAGTTGCCGCTGCCAAGGCCGGTGCGGCCAAGCCGGACATGAACCAGTACGTCCCATTGGCCGTGTTCCAGGAACAAGGCCAGCAACTGGCCGCCCTGCGTGCCAGCCATGGTGTGTCCGAGCTGGAGACGCTGATCAAGGAAGGTCTCGAAGACGGCCGCATCGGTGGCAAGGCCACTGCCGAATGGCTCAAAGACCAGGGCCTGGCTGCCTGCAAGTCCTTCCTGGCCGGCGCCGTCCCGATTGCGGCCCTGAGCGGCACTCAGACCAACGGCCGCAAGCCGAAAGGCGAAGAGTCGCAGGGTGATGACCTTACCGAAGCCGAGCTGGCGGTATGCAAGAGCACGGGCATCGAGCCGGCCGAGTACCGCAAGTACAACCCGAAACCGAAAGCGAAGGAGTAAGCCGACATGGTCGCGACTACCCAGAACCGCAACACCCCCAGCGTATCCGGTCACCGCCGTGGTCATCCGGTGGCCGCCAACGCCCTTTGCCGCGCTGGCACCATCGCTGTGGTCGATGCCACTGGCTTCGTCAAGGAAGCCACCACCGCCTTGGGCCTGGTCGCTGTGGGCATCTTCGAGCACCTGGTCGACAACCGCATCGGCGCTGACGGCGAGGAGAAAGCCCAGGTGCTGCGTGGTTTCGCTCGCCTGGAGAACAGCGCGGATGCCGACGAGATCACCGCCGCCGACATGTTCAAGCGCTGCTACATCGTCGACAACCAGACCGTGGCCAAGACCGATGGCGGCGGCACGCGCTCCATTGCCGGCATCGTCGACTCAGTCGACGAGGTTGGTGTCTGGGTGCTGATCGACCCAACCAGTGGTGCAGCACTCGACGCCCTGGCGGCCGAGTAAGCCCCGCGACAACTCTTTTTCCCGACGAGGACGTTTCAATGGATCTTACTTCCGCCAACATGCAGGTCCTGTTCCGGGCCTACAACACCCATTTCCAGCGTGGCTTCGCTGAGCTGGGAGGCGATACCGAGCTTTACCGGCTGTTCTGCACCATCGTGCCGTCGACCACTGCTGTCGAGGTTTACCCCTGGCTCAAAGAGCTGGCGCAACTGCGTGAGTGGGTTGGTGACCGCGTTTATCACGGCTTGGAGGCTGGCGAGTTCTTCATCAAGAACCGCAAGTTCGAGCTGAGCTATGCCATCAACCGCGATGCAATCGAAGACGACACCTATGGCATTTACGGCCCGATGTTCGCCGGTTTCGGGCGTTCCACCGCAGAGCACCCGAACGCGTTGTCGGCCGAGATGCTGGCCGCCAACCCGAAGTGCTACGACGGCAGCCCGCTGTTCGGCAACCACACCGTGCTCGACGAGAAGGGCAAGAAAGTCCAGGTCAGCAACGATATCGGGGGCAACGGCAACGCCTGGTACGTCATGGATCTGACCCGTGAAATCAAGCCGGTGATCTTCCAGAAGCGTCGCGACTACAACTTCCGCGCCCTGACCAACTTGAACAGTGAGTCGGTGATGGACAGCGACGTGTTCAAGTACGGCGTCGATGCCCGTGTGAACGCAGGCCCTGGCCTGTGGCAACTGGCTGTTCGTTGCAATGAGCCGCTCAACGCCGAGACCTACGAAGCGGCCCGCGCTCGCCTGCAGGAGCTGAAAGGCGACCAAGGCCGTCCGTTGGCCCTGCGCCATAGCCACACCATGGTGCCGAGCGGCATGGAAGGTGCGGCCCTGCGCGTACTGAACAACGTGCAGACAGCCAATGGCGCGACCAACGAATGGGCCGGTACCTCCAAGCTGATCCACAACCCGTGGCTGTCCGCAGCCTGATAAGGATCAGTCATGGCCTACATCACCCTGGATGACCTGGTCGAGCGCTTCGGGCGGGACGTGATCCTGAGCGTTGCACGCGATCAGGAGGACGACACTGGCGAGGGATTCGACCTTAAGAAGATCGACAACGCCATCCAGGACGCGGCTGGCGAGATGGATAGCGCCCTGGCCGGTGGTGGGTACCGCCTGCCGCTGGCCAGTGTGCCGCCGATCCTCGGGGCCTATGGCTGCGACATCGCCCATTACCGTCTGTACAAGCGCGCTCCAGAACAGGAAACCAAGCGCTACGACGATGCAATCAAGGGGCTACGTCTGATCGCCAGCGGCGCGTTGAAACTCGGCCTGCCGAAGGTGGACGACGACGTGACCAGCGCTGGCGACGTGATGATGGTTCCTGGGCGTCGGACGTTTCCGGGCGGGGTCTTCTGATGCTGGCCGAGATCGAGGACGCCATGGTCGAGCGCTGCAAGCGGGTGCTCGGTAAGCACGTCAAGGCGGTCGAAGACCTGCCTAACGGCTGGACTGAACAGAGCCTGGAGGCCGCATTTCGGAATGTGCCGGGTGTGTATGTCGCCTGGTCTGGTGGCCAGGGAGGCCAGAGCAAGCCAGCAATGCTCAATGGGCGCTATGCCGTTTATTTCGTCACTGGCCACGCCAGTGGCGAGCGAGCGCGGCGCCGTGGCGAAAAAGGTGCTGTAGGGGCTTATGAGCTGATCGAGTTGGTGGTGCCTGCTCTTCATGGGCTGAGCATTGACGACGTCGGCACCCTGCGCCTTGAACGCATCGACAACCTCAACTCGGATTTCTTCGACAAGAAAGGCGTAGCGGTCTACGGCGCCGTATACGCCCTGGACAGGATGCCATTCAAGGCGCCCCTGGATGGCAGCGCCCTGGCCGACTTCGCCATCTTCCACGCCAACCACCAGGTGCCGGACGGCCCTGACACCGAAACACACCAAACCCTGCCCACGGGCAGCGAGGTAACGCCATGACTATGCGAACCATCAAGCCGGCCGAAGGGCTGCTGGTGCGTCGTCCAGACAACGGCCGCCCACTGGCCGCCCAGGGTGAGGCCGTCGAGTGGTCGGCCTACTGGCAGCGCCGCTTTAACGACGGCGACGTCCGCGCAGTGCCAAACACCGCGCAAGAACAACCGCAAGCCGAGCAGCCCAGCGCTGACGGCGACAAGAAACGGGGGGCCAAGTAATGGCTATCAGCTCCACGGTATTCAACGACATCCCGGCCGCGCTGCGTATTCCGGGCTGGTTTATCGAGTTCGACAACCGCCTGGCGGGCAATGCCGTGTTCCAGGGCAAGCTCCTGGTACTGGGGCAGATGCTGGAAACCGGCACGGCCACGCCCCTGGTGCCGGTGCGCGTGACCCGCGAGGAGCAAGGCGACGAGCTGTTTGGCCGTGGCTCGATGCTGGCCGAGCAGTTCCGCGCGATCAAGAAGGTCGACCTCTATACCGAGACCTGGGCGATTCCCCTGGGCGCTGCTGCACTGGCCCAACCCGCCAAGGGCTCCATCGTGGTCACCGCAGGCCCGGCCGAGACCCGGCCGCTCGCACTCTATATCGCTGGCTACCGCGTCTGGTGCGAGATGGTTTCCGGTGCATCGCTGGCTGCTGCCGCCACCGCGATTGCGGCCGCCATCAATGCCGATGACCGCTTGCCGGTCACGGCCAGTGTCGCAGTCGAAACCCCGGAGCGCGTAGACATCGAGTGCCGCTGGGGCGGTGAGACCGGCAACAGCATTTCCCTGGCCGACTGCCTCAAGGGCGAGGAGCGTACTGCCGGCCTCGCGCTGACGTACACCGCCCCGGCCGGGGGCTCGGTCAACCCGGATTTGATTCCGGCCATCGCCGCGATGGGCAGCGAATGGTGGAACTGGGTCTGTCTGCCGTACACCGACAGCGTCTCCCTGCAGGAGATCGAGGCCGAGCTGGCCAACCGTTACGGCCCGATGCGCCAGATCGGTGGACGCGCCTTTGCGGCGTTCCGTGGCACCCATGGCGCAACTGCAGCCCTGGGCAATGCCCGCAACTCGCCGCACCTGTCGATCATGGGTATGGGGGCGTCCCCCAGCGCGCCGTGGGTCTGGGCCGCGACCAACACCATTGTGGCCGCGAAATCCCTGGCCATTGACCCGGCCCGCCCGCTGCAGCGCCTGCCCCTGCCTGGACTGATCGGCCCGCGTGAGGATCAGCGCTGGGATGACGCTGAACGCAACCTGCTGCTGTTCGACGGGATTGCCACTTACACCGTGGCCACCGACGGCACCGTGCAGATCGAGCGCCAGATCACCACCTACCAGCGCAACGCCGCCGGGGTGGCCGAGGACAGCTATCTGGACATTGAGACGCCCGAGACCCTGGAGCGCATCCGCTACGAGATCCGCAGCGTGTTCGCCATGAAGTACCCGCGCCACAAGCTGGCCGAGGACGTCGACCGCGACCTGTACGACCCGAGCCAGTCGGTCATGACGCCCAAGGTGTGCAAGGCCGAGCTGCTGAGCCTGTACCTGGAAACCTTCATGGGCGCGCGGGCCTGGGTGCGTGACTACGCCGGCTACAAGGAAAGCCTGCAGGTGAGCATCGACCCGAATGACCCGAGCCGCCTCAACGTCATCGACCAGCCCAAGCTGATCGGCCAATACCGCGTCCATGCCCAGCAGACGCAGTTCCGCCGCTAACCAGAGGAAACCCACATGAGCGGAAAAGTAACCGGGGTCGCCACCATCCGCGTCGATGGCCGCGAGATCCCGACCGAGCGAGGGGCAACCCTCAACCCTGGCGGGGTCAACCGTGCTCCGCGCATGGCCGGCAAGCGCGTGCACTACAACGAGGAGCCCGTCCCCCCGACCTTGCAATGCACCGTGTTGCATACCGAGGACACCGACCTGATCGACCTCGGTTCCATCACCAACGCCACCGTCCTGGTCGAGTGCGACAACGGCCAGGACTACATGCTGACCGGCGCATTCGTGACCGAGACAGCGGAACTCAACACGGCCGAAGGCCAGGTGCGCCTGAACATGGCCGCCCGCCGCTGCGAAAGGATTTAACCGATGACGACTGATTTTCTCGCCACCCTGGATCTGACCGATGAAGAGCGCGCCCGCATCCAGGATCTGGGCGATGCCCTGCAGGTCACCCTGGTTGAGCCCATCACTTACAAGCACAGCAAGCTCGATGGTGAGCGCACGCTGACCGAACTGCGCCTGGTCAAGAAGGTGAAAGGCAAGCACATGAAGGCGATGGACAAGGCTGATGGCGAGATCAGCCAAGCCCTGGCCATGGTCGCCGCGCTATCGGGTGTTCCGGCTCATGCCATGGACGAACTGGATGCACGTGACCTCGACCTGGTGCAGGAGCTGATCGGCCCTTTCTTGCCGAAATCCCGAGCGACTGGGACGTCCTAGTTCGGGTAGTCGCAACAGCGTTCGGCGGCTTCAACCCGTTGGATCTGCTGGAAATGGAGCTGGACGACCTGCGCTGGTGGTACGGCCAGGCGGAAAAGTTGGCAGAGGAAATGAAAGAGCATGGCGGGTGAACTCAAGACATCGGTGATCCTGGAGCTGGTCGACAAGATCACCGCTCCTGCTCGCCGTATCACCCAGTCCCTGTCTGGCCTGTCCCGCCGTGGCGGCCTGGAGAACCTCAAGCAAGCCGGCCGCCAGGCGTCCACCGCCCTGGCTGGCACCCTCAAGCAGGCCGCACTGCTGGGTAAAAACCTGGCTATCGCGGGCGGTGCTGCCGCTGCTGCAGGCTGGGCGATCACCCGCATGGTCGGCGGCGTCGCCACTCTGGGCAATGAGGTCAAGATCGCATCCGAGCGGCTCGGCGTTGGAGCCGGCTGGCTGCAGGAGTGGCAGTACGCGGCCCACCAGTTCGGCGTGGGCAATGACGCGCTGATCGACGGTTTGAAGGAACTGGGCCTGCGCGCCGATGAGTTCGTGATGACCGGCGGCGGTGGTGCGGCCGAGTCCTTCCAGCGCCTCGGTATTACGGTCAAGGATCTGCGCGGCACTGCAGGTGAGACCGAGAAACTGCTCGACCTGGTGCTGTCGCGCATGGGCAAGATCGAGAACAGCGCCGCCAAGCAGCGGATCTTCGACGAGATGTTCGGCGGCAGCGGCGGCGAGCAGATGGTCGCGCTGCTCACCCAGTCCCGCGAAGAGCTGGACAAGCTGCGACAGGCTGCCCGTGATAGCGGCTCGATTCTCAGCGACGCCGACATCGAGCAGTCGCGCCTGTACGTGCGGCAGATGCACGAACTGACCACCACTCTGTCGGGCCTCAAGAACACCATCCTGGGTAGCCTGCTGCCTACTGTTAACCAGTGGTTGGGCGGTATCAACAA